TGTTCTACGACTCGAAATCCCCCAGAGGTTATAAGTGAGCTTCTTTAACCAAGGCAAGTCTGCTCGTATTGTGAGCAAGGGTGTAATCTGTGACACAGAGGACCAGGTAGAGACTCTCTATACCTGCCCTGATAACTGTCGTGCAGAGGTCACTATGCTCTTTGTTGTTAATGCGAATGGTACGACCACTGCCTTGGCTAAGTGGGTTAGAGCCAGCGATGCTGCGGAGTTTAACCTTATTGGTGGCAAAAACTTGAGTGCTGGTGACTATCTTCTCTTGACAGGTGCAACTCTTGTACTTGAACCTGGAGATAGAATTGACTGTGTAGCCACAAACCAAGCCTCCCCTGCAATGGACTACATGTGTACTGTAATTGAAACGTTTATTCCCGTTGGGTGATCATACCTGACTTGCAAAATAAACAGTAGTATGTTACAGTAAACTTGAGTATAACTACTCCGTCTTAACAAAGGAGTAGACACATGCTTAAGAAGCTTATCGAATGGTTCAACGACTACCAAGAAAAAAGAGTCGCATATATCCAACTTAACCATCTGACCGACAGTCAGTTGCAGGATCTGGGTCTAAATAGATCAGAGATTGTGGGAATCGTTTATGGCCGTAAAAAAGTCCAAGGTTAACGAAGCTGGCAACTACACTCAGCCTGCCCTCCGCAAGCGTCTCTTTGAGAAAATCAAAGCGGGCACTAAGGGGGGCAAGGCTGGTCAGTGGTCGGCCCGTAAGGCTCAGATGCTGGCCAGAGAGTATAAGGCTGCAGGTGGGGGCTACCGTGACTAAGAAGGCACCACAGAAAAGTCTTGACAAGTGGACCAAACAGAAGTGGCGTACTAAGTCTGGCAAACCTTCTACCCAAGGCTCAAAGGCTACAGGTGAGAGGTACTTGCCTGAGAAAGCAATCAAGGCACTTTCTGCGGAGGAATACGCCAGAACCTCCGCAAAGAAACGTAAAGACACCAAGGCTGGAAAACAGTTCTCTCGTCAGCCTGAAACTATTGCTAAGAAAACACGTAGACACAGGAAGTCCTAATGGAACGCAAGCTTACAGAAATGCAGCAGAAGTTTCTCGATGTCCTCTTTGAAGAGGCAGAGGGTAACTTTGTGAAGGCAAAGAAGCTGGCAGGCTATAGTGACAATGTTGCTACGTCTGTTATCGTTGAAGCTCTTGAAGACGAGATTGCAGATCTTGTCAAGAAGTATCTTGTTCGGTCTGGGGTAAAGGCTGCATATACGATGGTGTCTGCAATGCAGAACCCCACTGACTTGGGTATCAAGGAAAAGATGTCTGCCGCCAAAGACATTCTTGACCGTGGTGGTTTCAAGGCCACTGAAAAGGTAGAGGTGAAGTCGGAAACTCCGCTGTTTATCCTGCCTGCGAAAAAAGATGAGGATTGACAAACAATCCCAAAGAAGGTAGCATGGCTAGAATAAAAAGAACATGGACACTACCCCCACCTGAGGAGACTGAAGAAGAATACATCTGGTATCCTGTAGTTCGAGTAGGAAGATTTATTCCTTTTGGTTACGAGCAAGATCCAGACGATCCTGACATTCTTCTTCCAATCCCTGAAGAGCTTGAACTGTTTGAGCAAGCCAAGAAACACTTGAAACAATACAGTTACCGTCAGGTGGCTGCATGGTTGAGTGAACAGAGTGGGAGGTCTATCTCCCATGTGGGTTTGTTTAAGAGGGTTAAACTTGAACAGGGACGTAAGAAACAAGCTTCAAACCTCCGCTACCTTGCCGAAAGGTACAAAGCGGCGCTCGAAAAGGCCGAGAAAATTGAACGCTACCGAGTCGGTGCAAGAGGTGCCCCAGACGACAGTAGTGGAGACGGTTCCTGCCCAGGCGAGTCCAGAGAAGATTGAGGTTAAGAAGGCACAGGAAGTAATCTTCCAGCCTAACCCCGGTCCTCAGACCGACTTCCTGTCCGCACCTGAGCAAGAAGTACTGTACGGTGGTGCTGCTGGTGGTGGCAAGTCTTATGCCATGCTTGCGGACCCCGTACGGTACTTCAATAATCCCAAGGCGAGGATGCTCCTTGTCCGTAGAACTACGGAAGAGTTGAGAGAACTCGTTGCGGTTTCTAAAGAGTTGTACCCCCGTGCCATCCCAGGAATCAAGTTCCTAGAGCGGGACAAGACTTGGGTGGCTCCCTCTGGTGCAACACTCTGGTTGTCCTACCTTGACCGAGAGGATGATGTTAGCCGTTACCAGGGTCAAGCGTACACTTGGATTGGTTTTGACGAGTTGACGCAGTGGCCTACGCCATACGCCTGGGACTACATGCGTACTCGTCTTCGTACAAGTAAAGACTCTGGACTAAAGCTGTACCAGAGAGCCACCACAAACCCTGGTGGTCCTGGGCATCAGTGGGTTAAAAAAGCCTTTGTTGACCCTGCACCCCCTGGTCAGCCCTTCTGGGCTAGAGATCTAGACACAGGTAATGTTATTACTTGGCCCAAGGGGCATAGCCTTGAAGGTCAGCCTTTACTTAAACGTCGTTTTATTCCTGCTACTCTGCATGACAACCCTTACCTAGCCGAAGACGGTATGTACGAGGCAAATCTGCTGTCTATGCCAGAGCATTTGCGTAAGCAGCTACTGGAAGGCAACTGGGATATCAACGAGGGTGCAGCCTTCCCTGAGTTTAGTCGTAGTATTCACGTTATTGAACCCTTCGATATTCCAAATAGCTGGACAAAGTTTAGGGCTGCAGACTACGGTTATGGTTCTTACTCTGGTGTTCTGTGGTTTGCCGTATCTCCGTCTGAGCAGTTGATCGTCTACAGAGAACTGTATGTGTCTCGTGTGATTGCTACTGATCTGGCTGACATGGTTCTGGAGCAAGAACAGGGTGAGAAGATTCGGTATGGTGTACTCGATTCCTCTCTGTGGCACAACCGTGGTGACACTGGCCCCAGTCTTGCAGAGCAGATGATTATGAGAGGTTGTCGATGGAGACCTGCAGACAGGTCAAGAGGCTCCAGAGTTTCAGGTAAAAACGAGATTCACAGAAGGCTTCAGATAGACGAGTTTACCGAAGAGCCTAGACTGGTGATCTTCAATACTTGTACGAATCTGATTTCCCAACTTCCGTCTATACCCCTCGACAGAAACAATCCAGAGGATGTGGACACAAAAGCAGAAGACCACTTGTATGACGCCCTTCGTTATGGTGTAATGACAAGACCCAGAAGCTCTCTGTTTGATTTTGACCCCAACACCCAAAGATCTGGCTTCCAAGCCGCTGACCCTGTTATGGGCTACTAAGTAAGGACGTATCATGGACGAAGAAGAAATCATCGACTCCGCAAACTCAACCTTCATCGAGGATGTGGCAGAGGATGCCTTCAATGATCCCAAGGCTGGCACTATTATTCAGTATGTCAAGTCTCGGTTTAGCCGTGCAGAAGATGCCCGTTATGTAGACGAGCAGCGTTGGATCAAGGCCTACAGAAACTACCGTGGTATCTACGGTCCTGATGTTCAGTTTACTTCCACCGAAAAGTCGAAGATCTTTGTCAAGGTAACCAAAACTAAAACCCTTGCTGCCTATGGGCAGATCGTTGACGTTTTGTTTGGTGCCAACCGTTTCCCGATTACGATTGATCCTACTACCCTCCCTGAAGGTATCTCTGAAGCTGTGCACTTCGAGACTAACCCTCAGATGGACCCTGTGCAACAACAACCACAGGATATGACTCTTCTTCCTGGGGAAACCTATTCCGAGTTTCTTGAGCGTCTTGGTGGTCTTCGTCAAAAATTGTCTCCTGTCGAAGAAAAACTTAAAGAGGGTGAAGGCACAACTCCCACTGCGGTGACTGTCCACCCTGCTATGCTTGCTGCCAAGAAGATGGAGAAAAAGATTCACGACCAGTTGGAAGAGTCCAACGCAAAGAAGCAACTTCGTGTTGCAGCCTTTGAGTGTGCCCTGTTTGGCACTGGTGTGATGAAGGGTCCATTTGCCATCGACAAAGAGTATCCCAACTGGGATGAGGATGGTACATACAATCCCACCTTCAAGACTGTA